GGCGTAATAAAGAGCAAAATAGGAAAGCAGTTAATAGTAGGGCCAAAAAATAAAATATGGGGCTGTTGCACATGCGACAGCCCCATATTTTCGTGTGGAAATAATATAGTTTTGCATAAATTATAATTATATCATGTCTAAAATTATATGTCAAGAAAGGAAAATCGAAATTTGTTTTTTGATTTTCCTTTCTGGCTTGAGGAGACGGTTTCTGATAATATCAAATTAGCCAAAGCACTATCGCAAATTATAAAAAGTGCCGTGGCTAAGTTTAACTACAGTAAAGGAGAATGATTATGAAGTGGAACAATCCATATGATTCTGATTCTTGCGATGAAGACTACACAGGCCAACCACCAGATGATGACCAGTCGTTCATTGTGCCAAGGCGTGGTCTGGAACCTGACTCAGGCCCAGATGATGAGCCCATGATAGTGGAACGACGCGGCTCACCAGCGGATACGGACTCACTTGTATTTGAAGAAGATATGGGTGAATATCCGGACGAATTTCCTGATAACAGCGATGAGCCGTTTGTTTCGATGTATGAGATGGCGTCGAAGCAGCGTCAGGAAAAACGTAAGAAAAAACAAAAAAAGAAAGCCAAGAAAAAGGCCAATGCTTCATCCGAGGGCGTGGATCTTTTGAAACTGGCTGCTTTTGTGGAAGGGGGTGATGAAGATGCACAATTTACCAATGGCGAACAGGAATCGCCAGCAAAGGGGCGGTTTAGGCAACCATCTGTTTGCCAGATGGAAGAAGATCTGCTTGAAAAAACGGACTTTCTCTATAGGAAATCCGTGTTATACCATTATAATGATCGATACTATGAATCGATTAACGCTGAGGGGGTCGTATCTCTTTACCGTCAATACATAAGTCCAGGGCTTGACGGGGTGAAAAATCTCCGAAATCATCTGGATATTTATAAATGTATGAAGGCGAATCCTCGTTTGAAGTACGAAGATTCGCTGAAAGATAAACCATATTGTCCTTTGAAAAACGGGATCTTGTATCTCAATAAAATGAAGCTGAAACATCATAGCTCCAAGCGTATAACATTTACCGTTCTGGATGCTTGCTATGATGAAGATGCCGAAAGCCCGGTGTTCGACGAGTTTCTTGATACGATTACTGAGGGGCGTGAAGATCTGAAGGAGCGCTTTATGATGGCGCTTGGGTATCTTCTGATTGAGCCTTCAAACGGAAAATATTTCTTCGTTATGGGGTATGCTCCGAACTCTGGCAAGAGTATCTTGGGCAATACCATACAGAAACTTTATCCGGAAAACTCGGTGAGCAACCTCTCGCTTGGTGAACTGGGCGGTAAGTTTGAAACGGAGTCGCGGCTGTACTCCAGAATCAACATCTCCTTGGATCTTCCGCAGGAAGTGTTGAATGCGAGTGCAGTGTCCAAACTGAAGCGGATCACCGGTGGAGATAGCATCGAAATCCAGCGCAAAAATCAGGGGTCTCTAAAGCTCGACCATAATATGAAGTTTTTGTTTGCAACCAATTTTCCCCTGAGAATCGATTCAAACGATCCGGCATTTCTTGACCGGATTATCTTCCTTCCGTTCATGAAATCTGTTCCGAAGGATGAGAGAGACCCGGATCTTGCTAAAAAACTCTGGAAGGAGCGCGATGCAATCGTGACGAAAGCACTTCAGTATGCCAGAAAACTGATGAAGCAAGGCTGGCAGTTTCCGCCGATTCCTGATGTGGACTGCATGAGAGGGATACCGAGGAAAAACTCAATGGACTATCTTAAAGAGTTCCTTGAAAACCACTGTGAAATGGGGGACTACAACTATTTTACGGCTACATCTGATTTGAGGAGGGCGTATGAGGCCTGTTGCGATGAAAACGGCACATGTCCGTGCAGCGCTACAGCGTTCAACAAGTACATGGAGCAGGCTGGCGGTGTTCGTGACCGAAAGCGTCTCACCGCCTCGGAAAACCCGGTGTGGGGATTCTATGGTATCCGCCTTCGTCCGTAACGTCTGAATTTTCGATGATACGTTATATCTGTGAGCCGAAGCACGATCACAAGCACTACGGAGGTGTTACGATGATGGAAATTGACGAAAAGGCGATGGCCTATTGTCTGGTGGAAGCTCTCTTTGCGGCAGGGGTAATCAACCTGCCTACCTATCAGAACTTCCTTCGGATGAAGCGTGAGCAGGAGGAAGAACCGCCTGCAAAGGCTTCGTAAACAACAGAGAAAGGCTCTGGCGGAGGGGATTCGGCCAGAGCCTTTCTTTTTGCCGCAGAAAAGAGTCAGAGACAGTGGAGGTTAAAATTTATGAGAGTAGCTGTGTACGCTCGTGTTTCAACCGAACATGAAGCGCAAATCAACGCACTGGAAAATCAGTTGGAGTGGTATAAAATCGAATGTTCCCGGCACTCGGACTGGGAAATCGTGGAGGTCTACGTAGACCAAGGCATCACTGGAACACAAGCACAGAAACGGCCAGAGTTTTTGCGCATGATGGAGGATGCCCAGAAGGGCAAATTTGACCTAATCATTACTCGCGAAGTGAGCCGCTTTGCACGAAATACAGTTGATACGCTGTCCTACACACGCGAGTTGAAAGCGCGTGGGGTGGATGTATTTTTCATCAACGATGGTATCAACACTGCGACCAATGATGGTGAACTTCGATTGACGATTATGTCTTCTATGGCACAAGATGAGAGCCGCAAAATTTCAGAGCGCGTAAAAGCTGGGCAGAAAATCAGTCGGGAGAAGCACGTTTTATATGGTAGCGGAAACATCTTAGGATACCGCAGGGAGAACGGAACCTATGTTCCTGACCCTGACCAAGCTGAAACGGTAAGACTGATTTTCCAAATGTATTCTACCGGGGAAAATGGGCTGGTTAAAATCGTAAACGAATTATACCGCCTTGGCCGATTGGATGCAGGCGGCCATGTTTCGTGGGACGCTTCCAAGGTGAGCAGAGTTCTACATAATGCAACCTATAAAGGGTGCATCTGTTACAATAAATCCCACAGCGACGGATATTTGACACAGAAACGTGTTAAAAATCTGGACGAGAGCAGCTACATCTATGTGAAAGGTGACTTTGAGCCTTTGGTATCAGAAGAAATGTGGGATAGATGCCAGAAGATTTTGGCATCGAAATCAGCACGGGTAATAGATGAAAATGGGAAAAAGCACAAGTACATGAGAAATACGCCCAAGTCAGTCTGGACGGCAAAACTGCGGTGCAGCTGTGGCGCAGGATTTATCCAGTTCAAGTGGCGTGTAAATCGGGATGGTGCAGTGGTTCATGGATTTCAGTGTTATCGCCGTACCCGTAGGCCAAGCATCAGCTATTTGCAGGAGCATGGCTTGGACTTGGGAATTAGTTGCCAAATCAAGGCAATTTGTGAGTGGAAGCTGGACTTGATGGCAGCAAAAGTATTTGAACATCTCACCTTTGACAAGGGCAAAACAGTCAAAGAGGTCTATAAAATTTTGAACCGCTGCATGGCAGAAGAAAAGACTGTTCGCATTTCCAGAAAGGCGATGCTGGAAAACAGCATCGCCAGACAGAGGGAGCATCTGGATAAGTATATAGACCTGTGTGCAGACGGAATCATCACAAAACAGGAATTGGCAGAACGGCGAAAGGGATTGGATGCGCAGATTGCAGAATTGCAATCTCAATATGAGAATGTGGAACAGGAGGATGAGCGCAGTGGAACCCTTGATATGAATTTAATTGCGCAGAAGTTGGATGAGTGGCAGAAAGCATCTAGGAATGATGTTGACCGGGAGCTTATCAATAGCTGTGTGGCGCAGATCACGCCGCTGACAAGTGAGGAATATCGCTGGGTGCTTGATTTCCAACTGACAGAAGTGCAGAGTAGAAATAGTGCCACTTGTACGTTGGATGGCTTTATGGAGATGGCACATTTTACGATTTCATTTGAAGAAGCCAAGGCGTTTAAGGCTTCCCGGAATCAGAGAATTCGTAAAAATGAGTGGCATGACCTCACAGTAGCCGTGGGTATCCGTACAAAAACTTGACCGTAAAGTACTGTGTCAGCTGTGCCGGATGTGTCAGAATTTTCGAGAAATCTTTATTATATATTATCTATTCTCTTTTATCCTATCGCTTTATCTAAGAGAAAAAATAGAGTAGAAGGGATAAAAATAAAGGAATATATAGAGAGTTTCATAAAAACCTGACACATTTGACACACCCGACACAAGGCAAAGCGTATCTGAAAAAATTACAGTTATATATTATCTTTATAGAAAGACCTGTGAGCAGTTTGATTCTGTCCACAGGTCTTTACTTTTTACTTGAAAATGGAGGAAAAACAATGGCTGATATTATGGTAAAGATTCTGATGAAGGGTGCAAAAGCAATCGGGAAAACTGCCGTAATACTTATTATTTGGATCGCCCATAAACTCGAAAACAAGTAATCACATTAAAATTTCAGGAGGTAGTAGTTATGTCTGCAAATGTTGAAACCATGTTCTCTGTCCGTGAAACCCCTTGGCACGGTCTTGGCCGTATCGTAATTGATGCCCCTGCAAGCCGTGAAGCCTTGGAGCTGGCTGGTCTGGATTGGCAGGTGGAAAGCCGCAACATCTATTCCGGCACGGGTACTATGATTCCCGGCTATCGCGCCAATGTCCGCAGCACCGATGATGCTGTTCTGGGCGTGGTATCTGACCGCTACCGCATTGTGCAGAACGAAGAAGCGTTCCAGTTCACCGATGACCTGCTGGGTGAGGGCGTTACTTATGAGACTGCCGGTTCTTTGCAGGGCGGCAAAAAAGTCTGTATGCTGGCAAAGATGCCCGAAAAGTACATCATCGCCGGAGATGAAGTGACCCCATATCTTGTGTTCTTTAACAGCCACGATGGCAGTTCTGGTGTGAAAGTAGCCATGACCCCGGTTCGTGTAGTCTGCCAGAACACGCTGAATCTGGCTTTGGGTACTGCAAAGCGCATCTGGACTGCCCGCCACACCGAAAATGTTCTGCTCCGGGTGCAGGATGCCCGTGAAACCTTGCAACTTGCCAACAGCTACATGGGTGAGCTGGGCAAGGGCATCCATGAGCTGACCACCATCAGGCTGTCTGACCGTAAGGTGCAGGAGTTTATCAACGAGTTCTTCCCCATCACGGAAGACTTAACCGATGGTCAGCGGAAGAACAACCTGCGCTTGCAGGAAGATTTGAAGGCTCGCTATTATAATGCACCCGATCTGGAATGGGTCGGCAAAAACGGCTGGCGGTTCGTGAACGCTGTTTCGGATTTTGCTACCCATGCAGACCCCATCCGCAAGACCCGGAACTACAACGAAAATCTGTTTCTGCGTACCGCAGAGGGCAATCCCATGATCGACAAGGCTTACAAGATGGTGCTGGCCGCAGCATAAAGGAGGACGTATGAACGATGTGAGCAACCGGGCTGTCCGGGAATTTTCTGAGTTCCTGAACAGCATTGAAGCCGATTTTCCAAAGCCTACTTGCACCACGGCATACGAGATCACGATGAAAAGCACCATCGTCAGTGCCTTGATTACGCTGGACACCGAAAAGCAAATGGACGAGCGTTTCTGGAACCATCTCCGGGTGCAGCGAAATATTCTGGATTTCCTGTATGCCCTGTGGCTGGACGATGACCGTACCTTGGTGGATGAATTTTCCACCATTATCAAAGACTTGGTGGAATATGATTTCTCTATTGCGGAAGAACAGATGAAAGAGAGGTTGAACATTGCATGAAACGACTTGTATCTACACGGAACCTGTCCAAAGAAGATTGGCTCCGCTACCGCAAATGCGGCATTACCGGCACGGATGCCGGGGCTATCCTGGGCCTGAATCCCTATCGCTCCGCATTTCAGGTGTACTACGATAAAATCAGCGATACCATTGAAAATATCGACAACGAGGCCATGCGGCAGGGCCGTGACTTGGAGGATTATGTGGCGCAGCGGTTCTCCGAAGAAACGGGTTTTAAGGTGCGCCGTGCAAACGCTATCTACCAGAGCGAGGAACATCCGCTGCTTCTGGCAGACTTCGACCGTCTAATCGTTGGTCAGAAAGCAGGATTGGAGTGCAAAACGGTCTCGCCGTTTTCTGCGGATAAGTGGGCGGATGGGAAAATCCCGGCTCACTATCTGGCGCAGGTTGACCACTACTTAGCTGTTAGTGGTTTCGACTGCTGGTATGTGGCGGCTTTGATTTTTGGCAGAGAGCTGGTGATTCACAAGATCGTGACAGATAAGCAGGTGCTTTCTGATCTCATTGATAAGGAAGAACTTTTCTGGACGAACCATGTTGTGCCCCAGATTCCCCCTGCACCCAACGGTTGCGATTGTGACACCCAGCAGATCAACCAGATGTATGAGGTAGACAACCGGGATAAGACCGCTGACCTGAGTGCTCTGCATGGACTTCTGGATAAGCGGCAGGAACTTTCCACCCGGATCGAGCAGATGGAACAGGAGAAAACGGCCATCGAACAGCAGGTCAAGCTGAAAATGCAGGATGCTGCCTATGGCACAGCACCGGGCTACAAGGTGTCCTGGGTATCCTCCGAAAGCAAGCGTGTGGATTCCCAGAGACTGAAAAAGGAGCAGCCGGACATTTTCAATCGGTACAGCAAAAATGTGAGCAGCCGCAGGTTCACCATCGTTAATGCGGCATAAATCTTGTATCAGACGGCAGGGAGTGACTTCTCTGCCGTCTTTTTTCTTGGAGGTTATCTTATGGCTACGGAAAATCCATTTGTAAAATTATTTGCTATCGACTTCAAAGACCATGTGGAAGTCAAGAAGTCCGGCAACACGGAACTGAAATATGTAAGCTGGGCGTATGCCTGGGCAGAGGTGAAGAAGTTGTATCCTGCTGCCAGCTACGAAGTCAAGAAATTTAACGGTCTGCCCTATGTTTATGACCCCATAACCGGCTTCATGGTGTACACCTCAGTCACGATTGAGGGCGTTTCGCACGAAATGTGGCTGCCTGTACTGGATGGCGCAAACAAAGCCATGAAAGCCACGCCTTATACCTACACCACCCCGAAATGGGACTATAATCCGCAGACCCGCCGTCGTGAAAAGATCGGCATGGAAGAACGCACCGTAGAAGCAGCCTCTATGTTCGATGTGAATAAGGCTATCATGCGGTGCTTGGTGAAGAACCTTGCTATGTTTGGCCTTGGCCTGTACGTCTACGCCGGAGAGGATTTACCGGAAGATGCTGCACCGCAGCCGGATGCCGAACCACAAAGGCAGCCGAAACCGAAATCCACCAGCCAAAAGCAGGAACAGCCGCCGATGCCCTGCATCTGTGCCCGGTGCAATCAGCCCATCAAGAGGGTCAAGCTGAAGGATGGCTCCATCATGCAGGCGGCAGAGTTTGCAGCCACCCATGAGGGAATGTGCGCTGACTGCTATAAGGCTACAAGGCTAAACGTGGCATAAAGGAGAAATTTATATGTCTTGCAATGCGATGACCAAACACTATGAAGAAATCACTGTCTGCGGAAAGCCTGCATTATTCACTAACTTCCGCATCAAAAGAGATACCGTCCCGGATAGTCTGTATGTCTACGATGTGCGGCATGATGATGACTGCCGAGGAATTCCCTGTGAGATTGCGCCGTTTATCATGATCAATCACTGGGGTACGATTATTCTTGCAGAGCCGTTGGAGCTGCCCAATGACGGACGGCGGTACATTGATGAAGAGACGGACTGGAACTATGATCCGTTTGGAGGAGCAGAGAAAAATCAAAAGCCCTGCGTGACGGTGGAAGAGTTTATGAATCAGTATCTGAACCGTTGATAAGAGCGAGCCGTGTCGTTCCTTATAAAGTTCAAAAGTCATCGCAGGGGACGGACGGCGCGAACCGTTTGTCAACGGAGACAATCTTTTGAAGTTTATGAGGGATGACTAAGGCTCGCAGGAAAAAGTATTAAAAATGCCGTGGGTATAGAAAAGTATCAATCACAGCGTGATGAAACCGATTTGCTAAGGCAAATCGGTGGAGCTAAAATGACGTTCGGCATTTTTGATACGGAAAGAAAATAGTTATGAGCGTTTATGGTTATTGCAGAATTTCCACTGCAAAGCAGAGCATTGACCGTCAGGTTCGTAATATCAGGGCTGAATACCCGACAGTTCACATTGTACAGGAAGCCTATACGGGAACTTCCATCTTAAGGCCAGAATGGAGCAAGTTGTATCGGATTCTGAAAAAGGGCGATACTGTGGTGTTCGATTCCGTCTCTCGAATGTCCAGAAATGCCGAAGAAGGATTTTCACTGTATGAGGATCTCTATAATAAAGGTATCCAGCTGGTATTCCTGAAAGAGCATCACATTGATACCAAAACTTACAAAAAGGCCCTGTCCGGCAGCATTGCCATGACAGGAACCAATGTGGATTTCATCTTAAAGGGCATCAACGAGTATCTGATGGCCTTGGCAAAGGAGCAGATCAAACTGGCCTTTGAGCAATCCGAAAAAGAAGTTGCCGATTTGCACCAGCGTACTCGTGAGGGTCTTGTAACAGCAAAGCTGAATGGAAAACAGGTTGGCCGCAAGAAAGGCACTGGATTTGAAACCAAGAAGTCCAAAGCGGCCAAAGAGAAAATCCGCATCCATTGTAAGGCTTTTGGCGGTACATTGGACGATGTGGAGTGTATGAAACTGACAGGACTTGCCCGGAATACCTATTATAAATACAAGCGGCAGATGCGGGCCGAGTTGGCTGACGAGGAAAAAACTTAAAAAGGAAAAGCTGTTATGAAAAATGAAAAATGTGCAAAAGAAGAACCCCATAGCGAATTTACAAAAGAGGAACAAGAGGAATTTTTGAATTTGCTGGGTCGCATAACCCCGGAACAGCGTGAAGCACTGAAAAAAGTTCTGAAGTCCTTTACTTAATGAAGAAGGATGTCGAGTGACGCAGTGGTTGCTCGACATCCTTCTTTTTTGTAAATGTGTGTATTATTCAGGTAAAAACGCTTGAATCAAATCCAAGATAGCAGTTCTTTGTGATGGAGAAAGTCTATCCCAAGTGGTTAAGAGGGATTTCTGCTCCTCTGTTAGATGATGAATGGCAGCGTCCTCTTCAAAAAACTGTGAGAGGGTGATGCCAAGGCCGTGACAAATTTTTTCAATCGAGGTCACGTTGGGCTGAAGATTTCTTCTGCGCCATGTTGATAAGGTTGATTGCGTCAGGCCAGAGTTCTCGGCAAGGGTGTATTCAGACCATCCACGAGCTAACCGCTCCCGGTCAATTCTTCCCAGAATGTCAAAGTTCGGCTTCTCGCGTTCCATGTCATTGCCCTCCTTAGATAAATCGTAGTGCCACTTACGATTTTAAGTGTGGATGCCTTGACAGGTAATTCTATAAATCGTATAATTTTAACAAGATAAATCGTAATATGAGGTGGTTCATTTGTCTTGTTTGATAATTGGCAACGATGAAAAGCTTCATACGATTTAAGGTCGTAGAGAAAAAATGAAAGGAAAAGTCAAATGAAAAAGAAAATCGCGTCGATGTTGGCAGCAACGGTGATGCTATTTAGCGTAATAGCTTTGCCTGCTTCAGCTCAAACAGATTGGCTTGGAAACTCTGATTTGACGACCGCAAAGGTACGTGAGATTGCGGATGCCGACACATTGACAGAAAGCCAAATTGCGGAAATCAATAATCACTACTCTGAGTATGAAATTATGCAGGGGATTTCCAAGACCTTAATAGAAGATTATGCTGCAAGGATAAATCCTGATAATCCGCCTCACTGTGCAGTTTGTGCTGGTTTTGATGACCTGTATTTGCACTATATCGACAATGTTTACCTTCGGCTTGGATATGATGGATCAAATTATGACATCCAAAGAGGATATGACTACACTATCTTCCAAGGAATTGCTTGGGGGAATAAGACATTCTTAAATGAGAGAAAGCAATTCCAAGCAGTTCGTAGATTTGGAGCACAGCACGCGTACAAGTCTGATTACTACAATACTGGGGCTATGACGATTCGCCTTGGGAATGTCATAGAGAATAATGGCGTTAATAGCGTGTATGATGGGTATATTTTAGCAAGTGATGGTACAGCGTACAATGTCCGTGTGAATGCTCCGAATGGTTATTATCAGCCAGGTAATACATACGATGATCTCAATCCGGTTTTAATTAAACTTGGCTACACAAATAGCCTTGGAGTATATGTAGAAGAAAACTTTGCTTACCTTTTGGCACCGGACTGTTCTTATGCTGATTTGGAAGAACTCTCCAATCTTGCGAATGAGGCGATTGGTGCACAGATGAAATACCCCAATGATGTAAACAATATGTATCGCAATACATATAATGCATATCCACTGTCAAAAGTGTGGAACTTCTATACGCGTAGTTGGTCATAAAGTATTGAAGAATATGTAAGCGTCTGCGAAATCACTTTCATAGACTTTCTACGGGAAATCGTCTTTATAGGTAAAAGCAGACGCAGGTCGGGTTGATGCATAGCACTTCCAGCGGTAATGGTAAGCGATAGGTATGAACGGAAAAGGTGGGTTGTGCTTTGACTTGGCGCACATATAAAACACTCGAAATGTAAAAGAGGCGGCAATATGTTGAATAAAGTTAAAAGAATACTTCAGTGGTTTATTGGCGGATGCTATATATTAAGTGGACTAGCATATATTGGAGAGTATACGATGCCCGCCATTATCCTTATTATATTGGGCGGCGTGATAATTCTTCCGCCAATTACGAAGAGGATTCCGGCATTTAAGTTTAAGAAAATTGCACTGATACTATTATCTTCTATTGTAATGATAGCGGGTATTCAGCTTGGAGAAACTAATCTTTCACCAGAAGTATTAGCGAAAAGAAAAGCAGAATCAGAGGCTGCGGCGGCCTCTCAAGCTGCCTTAGAAGCTCAGGAAGCCGCTGAGAGCGCATCTCGTGCAGCGGAAGAAGAAGCGGCATCCAAAGCAGCTCAAGAAAAAGCGGAATCTGAAGCAGCGGTTGCTACTGAAAATGAAATTGCTTCGATGAAAGCTATGATTCTTAAAGACTGCAATTTGAGCGATATTCCTCGTGATGATAAGAACCAAATGGCAAATGCAGATGAGAAAAATTTCTATGCTGCATGGAAAGAAGCTGCAACAGAAAAAATTGCCGAAAAAAATCAAGGAAATAATGCGGAGGACCTTGTTCGCATAACATTCGAGCAGATGGTCGACTTTTATAAGAAAATTTATCCAGATAGTACACTGATTAACACTGAAAAAGAGATTCTTGAGAGTATTGACAGTGCAAGTAGCGAAATGGAAGAAGCAAAGACGAGTGACCTCGGTTACTCCGTTGAAGATGCTGAGCTGTATGAGGGTAAATTCTACATCTATAAGAGAATGGAAACCCATTATGATGATACGTTGCTTGGAAGCCTTCAGAAAGAGTTGGACTCCTTTAATACGAGCAAGGCGATTGAATGGCTTGCCTATGATGTGGATTATTTGATGGGCGAAGCTTATCCGGGTGAAACGGCCTATGTTTTGATTACGGAAGATGAATATACTTTCTCGAAGCAGGGAGCGTATAAATTAACTTATGTTGATACTGGAAAGACAACAGAGCTTGTTGACGACCAGGGATTCCGCTGGGAGGCATCGGTCTATTTTGTTGTAGATGAGGATACATACAATGAAAACCTTCAGAAGATGTTCAGGGCAGAGCAAGCTTTGTACGACACTTACGAGCGTATTCTAAACAATTTTGGACTTGCAGAGTGAAAATTATAAAATAAGAGGAAAATGGTATGCTTATAGTTATTATTACGATTCTTTTCATCGTTTGGGTAGTTCATGATTTTAAGAAAGCAGGGGCTGAAATCACGAATGAGCACAGCATTAGACAGTATCTTGACTATCTTGTAAGAAACAAGGGGTGGACTAAGAGCAGCGGACTTATTCCGATTTACACATCTCCCTGTGGCAAGAAAGGCTGCTATGCGGATTGGGAAATGCAGATTTATGACTGCCATCATAAGAAAAAACTGACAACCGCAGAAATCGCTGCATTTTTTGAGCAATTCCAATAATTTACATTGGAAGAGGCTTGGAGATACAAAGAAGAGCAGGATAATTCGGGTAGCACAGTAAGCTGTAAAAAGACCTCCGCTTTCGTTTGCGATAGAGAGCGGAGGTCTTTTACTTTCAGAAAAATGCCTATAAATTAATTATAAGAATGAAATTCTCTTAAATGCCGGAATAAAAACAGAAAATGAGCTATAATAATAACAGGAAGGAGTTGAAAAAATGCTTTGCCAGTTTTCTTTTCAGAATTTTAAGTCTTATAAGGATGAAACAACATTTGATTTCCGTGCAATGGCGATTCCGGAGTTTCAAGATGCATTGATCCGGCAGGAGAAAGCGGAAGATTTGCTTCCGGTCAGCGCGGTCTATGGCCCTAATGGTGGCGGTAAGACAAATCTGCTTCAGGCATTCTTTTGCCTGATTAACCTTGTTGTGAAGCCAATCCATGCGCTGGAGAAGAATCGACAGCCTATGATCTTCCAGCAGGGCAGCAGTGTAGCTCCCTTTATGTTGGATGAAAGCTCTGCAAATGAGCCTACGATTTTTCAGGTGTTCTTCCGTGTAGGCGAGAAGGAATACCAGTATTACATTTCGCTCAAGGAAGAAATTGTCTTTGAGTCTCTTCTGTGGCGTACACTTGGTGGTAAGAAGACAGGACTGATTTTTGAACGAGACGGCCAGAAGATTGAATTGGGTGCAAGTATCAATAAGGCAAGCATCAACTTGGACGTCAACCCGAAGATGCCGTATCTTTCTTTTTTGGCAATCAACTACAATATCCCTGTGATTGCAGAAGTGCAGAATTGGTTTGAATCCTGTATTACGCAGAGCTACGCGAACCCCAGAGCAGAAAACATTGTGCTGGTGTCCAAGAATGAAACGACCAAGGAAAGACTGATTCATGCACTAAATGATGTGGGCATCAATTTGTCTGGCTATCGCTATGATGAGGATAGCAAGCACCTGTTCACGCAAAGGACGATCAATGGCAAAGTTTACGAGCTTCCCTTTGAAGCGGAGTCGGATGGAACCAAGAAGATGATAGCAGGTTTGCCGGTTCTGATGGTAGCATTGCAGGAAGGCCGCACAGTCGTTGTGGACGAATTGGATGCCAAGCTGCATCCGAAGCTGCTCCGGTATGTGATTCAGATGTTCAAGAACCCGGAACTGAACAAGAAGGGCGCACAACTGCTATTCAGTTCTCACGACCTGACTACGATGAAGAATACTGTTTTCCGCCGCGATGAAATCTGGTTTGCAGCAATGAATGATAATCATGAGAGCGAAATTTATTCGCTTTATGAGTTCCGACAGGAGGACAACACCCGCGTCAAGAGTACGGCGGCCTTTGACAAGCAGTATCTGGAAGGCCGATATGGTGCAGACCAACAGATTTCAAGCGTGAAGTTTGACGGTTAGCAAAAAGCTAGTTGCAAAGGAACGTAAGCAACGGTATAATACCATTATAAACAAACTCGCTTTAAACTACGTTGTAGTGCAAAGAAAGGAAATGCTCTTATGCCACTTACAAAGATTGAATTGAATAATGTGACGGTCTTTAACAAGATGACTGTGGAATTCAATACTGGCGTAAATGTCTTTCTTGGAGAAAATGGCGTTGGTAAGACGCATATTATGAAGCTGCTCTATGCAGCTTGTCAGGCTAAAAAGTCTGAAGTGACATTCCCATACAAAACTGTGATGGTGTTCCGTCCGGATGCTTCCAATATTGGCCGTCTCGTGAACCGGGATGCAGATGGTGAAAAGAAGGCATCGGTAAAGGTGAGTTCTAACGATGCCAGCATCGCTATGACCTTTACTCATAAGAGCCAGAAATATGATGCGGAAGTTTCCGGAAAAGCTGCATGGGAAAAACAGATGGTTGATTTGAGCAGTGTTTTTATTCCGGCCAAAGAAATTCTTTCTAACGCATGGAATCTTTCTAATGCAGTGCGGCAGGGCAACATCATCTTTGATGACACCTATCTTGATATTATTGCGGCGGCAGAAGTCAATGTGGCTTCGGGAAAAGATAATAGCCGAAAAAAGAAGTATCTGGATGAGCTGAAAAAGATCAGCAAGGGTACTGTGACGGTTCAGCAGGAACATTTTTATTTGAAGCCGGGTAATCAGGCAAAATTGGAATTCAATCTGGTTGCAGAGGGACTACGCAAAATTGCGCTGTTGTGGCAGCTGATAAAGAATGGAACGCTGGAAAAAGGAGCAGTGCTGTTCTGGGATGAGCCAGAGGCCAATATCAACCCTAAGTTTATTCCGGAGCTTGTGAAAATTCTTCTGATGCTGCAAGAGGACGGCGTTCAGGTGTTTGTTTCGACGCATGACTATTTCCTCGCCAAGTATTTTGACGTGTTGAAAGGCACAAAGGATGATGTGCATTACTATTCGTTCTATAAAAATGAGGACGAAGATGGGAAAGAACGAATTTGCGTGGAGCAGGCTGGCTCTTTCAAACTGTTAGAACACAACACGATTATGGAGACGTTCCGAAAACTATATGAGGATGAAATTGGGGTGAGTTTTCGATGAAAAACATTCCTGAATCCGATGTCATCTTTGGTCCATATGATGAAAAAGACTTGTTTCACATTGAAAAATCAGAGCTTTATAAGTCACTGGGAGAGGGACTGAAAACTGTAGAATTCATACTCCGAGCAAGTACGACAGAACGAGGAATTGTCTTTGTTGAAGCGAAATCAAATGGATCAAATCCTGAAAATAAAGATGCCTCAGAAGAAAAACGTAAAAAGTTTGAAAAATTCTATACGGATGTTCCGGACAAGTTTGTGGACTCATTGGGAATTTATACAGCAGCTATGTTAAAAAGATACAGTGATGCATCTGAAGTTCGAGAAAATTTGGCCCTTGCTGATTTAAAGGATGTGAAGTTGACTTTTGCGTTGGTTATTACAAATCCTGCTGCGCAGATTGAGTGGCTTGCACCGATGAAGGCCGAATTAGAAGAACGCCTGCGCCGCTGGATGAAGATTTGGGACATTGATGTTGTAGTTTTGAACCAAGACTTGGCAAAACGCTGGGGCTTGATTCAGAACTCGGCAGATTAG